CAGAACCAGGGATGTATGCGTTTAATGATTCTGCAATCTTGGGTGCGGCGTAGCTAGTTAGACCGGCAGTCAACGCGCCAGTTAACGGGTTCTTACCTGCAATAGCACTGGACGCACCACCTAGTATGCCAGAGCCAAGTACTTGGTTGCTTAGGCCTAATGAGCTTAAACCTGGTACGGCTTGATTTAAACTTTGACCAATGTTACCAGCAAAGCCTTGACCGGCTTGGGTACCTAAGGCGCCACCAAGACCAGCTAGCAAGCTTTGTTTAAGGTTGCCACCCAAGGCGGCAGTGGTACCTGCAGATAATGCTGCAGCGGCTACTGGGCCAATACCAGGGATGAATGAAACGGCAATTGGCGCTACGGCCTTAACTACTTTCTTTAACTTTTTTAAGAACCCGTACTCAGGCAAGCCGGTCGCTGGGTTGATTGAACCCAAGCCACCACGGCGCTCCAACAGTGCGGCCTCTTGCGGTGTAATATGCGCAAGCATTGTGTCGCCGTTTCTGCCGGCAGACTGCACGCGGTTAGCCATGCTAGCTAGGCCACCTTGGGCCATTTGCATTTGTCCACCCATGCGATCACGCAAGCCATAGAAGGCAAGCAATATTACGGCAATAATTACTGGGTCAAACTCGGCTGGCAAGTCACCTTGATCAAGCGCACCTGTTTGAATGGCTTGCTGCACCACTGACTGATACTCGTCAGGGTTCTCAGCAACAAACTCAAACATCTCAATGATCTTATCAATGACGTCGGGCGTGACATCGGGGTCTTGACTAAGCGCTTGCGCAGCCTGTTCGACCATTTGGTTAAGTTGATCTGGTCCCAATTTTTGTGCGACCAGTTTAATTAAGTTGTCTTTGTTTGCCATTTTATTACCCCTATTATGCTTGTAGTGCCTTGCACAAACTATCTGCCCAATCGTTCCATTCAAAAAAAGCATACGGTGTTGGCACATTATATCCCGACAAGCCCGTCGCTGTTACAAATTGTACTGCCCAATCTTGCCACTTATCTTCGTCTATTAACTTGGACAAAGACGTCTGATTGTCTAAGTCAAACGTAATCTGATCCGCCCAGTCCCTAAGCTCCAAGCCAACAGGCAGCGTAATGTTAAAACTCATCCTGTTATCGTTCCGTCGCCTGGTTCAATGTGCATTAGCACTTGGCCCATTTGATAGTCGCCACCGATGGCGTTACTTGTAAATTTAACTCGCATCTCACGGCGCTGCTCTTTAAACGGCACAATCTGTGCAGCAGGATCAGAGCCAGGGTTGGCCACGAACGTAACAATATTACTAGTCACCGTTGGCGCTCTAGCGTTGGCACGACCAATAACTTCTACCGTCATGTCGCCTGTTTGCACGAAGTCTGGCTCGATGTAGCTAATCTTAACCTTGCGGTTTTGATTGTTTAGCACGGCCAATGAAAGGTCTGACGTTTGAAAGTAAGAGACGATTGCGTTAACTGTCGTGCCGTCAATCTCATCCAAGCCTTGCTCTTGCAGCCAAACCTTGTAGCCCAAACCATTTTGGTTGGTAACGCCAGTGGTTAGTGGCGCAGCAAAGAACGGCACGAATGAGCCGGCTGAGCGGCCTGAGTTAGGTAACGGTGTGTCGTACCATGTGTTCTCACGCACGTTATAGATAATAGCGTGGTTGCACTCTTCGCTGGTGCCCATTGGGAAACACCACCAGATCTCGCCAAAGCGAGGCACCTTTGTTGCAAATACTTTTTGTGCTTGATCTTTATTTAGACCGTCAAAGAAGAAGTTAAGATTCATGGTGTTTGGCAGTTCGCGCACCACACCGTTAAACATTAAGAAACGATCAACGCCACACCAATAGTAAATACCATCGTACTCAATCACGCTGTTTGGGCTTAGTATCGTGGTCTCGGCTGATATCGTATCAAACTGAAATACAGTAGCTCCGCCCGTGAAGGTTGAGCGAATCAGTGCGTTGTACGCCCAGAATAGACCAGCAGGCGCAGAGCCTGCACCAGCACGCAATGGTAAACCCTTAACAATCTTTTGACCCGCTACGCGAGCTTGGCCTGAGCCTGAACCAATCAAGTCCCTAGGGTCGCCAGGGATTGACCAACCAACGATACCAGCGGTACCGTAGTAGAACAAGTAAGGGTGCAAGACGACCATGCCACCAGAGGCGTTAGCGTTGGCAGGTAGCTCAACCTCAACCAATGGATCAGTGCCTAGCACGTTGCCTGTAAATATTTGGCCGTCAGCAGAAGAGTCAATCGCTGTTAGGTTAGGCGCAACGGACGCAATCAATAAGTTATCAAGTGAGACAGAGTCAAACATGACGTCAAACATCCAGGTGTTATTGTTGTCAGCAATCAAACCATTGGAGCCACCGGCCATGTTTGTTGTTGTGGTGGTTATAGTTGTTAGTGTTGTTGCAACAACAAAGCCATTGCTTGCTGAGCCAGCCGTTACGGCAGTAATTGTTATTACGCTACCAACGGCTACGGCCGTATAATTAGGTGTTGATGTGTAAGCTGTGATATTTGCCGCTACAGCCGTCGCGGTTGTTGGCAAATCCACGCTAAACGCAACTGGCCCTGAGGTGATTGTTACGCCGTTAACAGTGACGCTGTCTACAGAGCCTGCGCCGCCGCCAGTCAATGTGACTGTACCCGTAGCGCTGACGTCAACTGGCGTACGATCACTAACCACTGACGGAATGAATGAACTGTTGATGGTGAACCGTTTTATTGTGTCGCGTGAGCCTGCGTGCGTGTAAACCAATTGGTTCTGAACGAAGGTGCTTAGGCCACGAACAATCTGCGGTAGGTACAGCGAGATAGCACGGTAGCCCCATATCTTACGTGGCAGGCCGCGTTGAAAGCGTACCCACTCTCCGTCAACGTAAAAGTCGCCCTCAAAGATGGTACCATCGCGCTTGATGCCCGCACCTGACTTTAAGACGACGACAGAGGCTGCCATTAGAATGAACCCCCACTGATTGTACCCGTTATGAATGACGTCACCGCCGGCACCACATCTGCGCCATCGCAGTAAGCAATGGTGCGCAATGTTTGTGTAACAATAAGCGGAGATACCTGCGTTGCGGTACCAATACTTAAATCAAACCCGCCAGTGGTATTATTGAATACCCAGTATTGCTGGACAGTGGCAGGGACGATTACGGTTATGTTTGCTGTTAGCACGCCAGTGAATTGATAGGCAATGCGGTTTAATTCGTTGCCAGTCAACGTATAGTCTGTGCTGCCACCAACGTTAATTTCCGTGTAGTCAAAGGCAAATATAGCGCTTTGACCAAAGCCAACAGTGTAGTAGTTTGTCCCATCGTTGGCAATCATTGCAGAGTCGCCTGGTGAGAAAACTAGCGTTGGCTCATGGTTAATCTCTGCCGCACCAAGCGTGTCTACCGTTAGCGTACCGTTGCCAGTGTTTCGGATGTACACGTACCACGCGGCACTTAAGGTCGTTGTGTCTGGTAACGTTATCGTGCCAGTACCTGCTGTTTCCCAGTTAAAGAACCCAGCGTGATCGTTCTCAGTCAGTGTGGTGCTTGATGTAACGTACTCAACAATAACGGCCGTCTCTAACTCAGAGCCAGTTGCACGTAAGCCGTGGCCAGCCAAGGCTGCCGCGTTTGCTGTGGATGTCGCTGCACCGAACTGGTACTGACGCCAAACACCAGCTTGCGTTGTGTTAGTCGCTAGGTAGATCTGCCACTGTGTGCCGGCTGCAACAGACACAATGCTTGTGCCGTCAAAGTCAACAACGCTGATGGCCTCTGCCGTGCGGTTATTAAATAGAATGGTTTGACCAACGGACACCAACATAGCGTCCGGCACGAAGATAGACCAGTTGGCCGATGTGGTGCTTGTTATCTCAACAATCTCTGACGCCAACGGTACACCAAGTGGTGCCTCAACTGGCCAGTACAGCACCACGTCGGCTGTCATGTCCAACTTAGTTAACGCTACCTCGGTTGGGTAGATGGTTGAGCCAGTGAAGACGTTGGTGTATGACATTACGCCTCCGTCCTAACAGCATCACGATCAAGTATTTTCTTGAGGTCTTCAGTGTTCAGTGCGTTAGCGGCAGACTGATAGAAGTTTTGCCAAGTGGTAATACGTTCGTCATTCTTAAGGAACGGGGTGGCCTCTAACAGCGCTGCAAATAGTAGCAAGTTAGGTGCGTAGTCGGTTAGCCAGTTGGTTTGTTGTGTGTCGTCTAACAGCACAGGCAACTCGTAGTACAAGACCTCAAGATCGTAGTCGTCGTTAGGTGTTGGTACTAACAGCCAGTGTGAGTAGTCGTAGTCTGCGTAGAACTGTGGCTGCCCAGTCTGTGTGTCGTCTGGCCAGTAGTTGCGGCAGTATTCGTAGGAGCGTGTGAACACCGGTGTGACAGTGTTGCCGCTCTTGGTTGTCATGCTGATGGTCTCACGCCAGCGGTTAGGCTTAGCGTAGGTGCTAACGCCCACTGACAGTGGTGTCGTTACTGCAACAATAAAACCTTGGATTTTAAGATCACGGGCAATACGGCGCTCGGCCATATTGATAAGACGAGGCAATTGCTCGTAAACGTACGGATCGTCTGCTAGTGTGAAGCCACGTTCCAAGTATCTGCGCAAGTCAACTTGGAGGCTGGCAAAAGTCATTGCATAAGCCATGTAATATTCCTTAGTTACATGACTACTTATACAGCAGTCGATTTTTTAATAATTATGCCCTAAATTCAAGCAAATGTGAACATCTATTTAAGAAACAGCGCCTCTTCATCCTTACGCCTATTGTCCAAGCCTTTTAAGACTTTGCCGCCCGCTTTGTT